AGCAGCTCTCTGGCTGTGTCATCCCAGCTCATTTCTTACCCCGCTTTTTTGCGGGCCGATCAATGAAGTCCAGCCAGTTTAGGCCGGTGCGGTCATGGATGCTCAGCAGGTCAACTGATGACATCCGATTGTTTCTGATCCAGTAGTGAACGCCGCCGCGTGTGCGTCCTGTCATACGGCTGACCTCGGCCAAGCCGCCTGCTGCATCCACAAATTTCCTCACGTTGAAGGTGTGTTCGTCGGTCATTTTTTTTCTCGGTTGTGGTGTAAAGAACTGTTGACTAGACCCATTCAATTTTCTAAACAAGTCAAATCTGTTTACATCAAAGGAAGGAACTAAACCAACCGAAGAGACCGACCAAATGACCCTTCCAATTTTTTCGACGAAAGACATCGCCAAGCTGGAACCGACCAAAACGCTCCTCTACGCCCACCACGGCTGGGGCAAGACTACGGCGTGTCTGCACTACCAAGAACACTTTGGTCCCGGCGTCATCATCAGTGGTGAGGCGGGGCTCAAGAGCTTGGGTGCGTCCGACATCGACTTCATGCCCTTCTCCTCGTGGGACGGTAAGCACGATCCCGAAACCGGCACGCTGTCGTTTGTGGGCATCACCAAGATCATGGCCAGCCCTGAGTTCAAAGAGCGTGGCTACAAATGGTGTGCCATCGACAGCCTGACCGAGTTGAGTGAGCGCCTGCTCCAACACCTCGAGAAGAAGCACGAGCAGAACAAAAACAAGTTCGAGCTCTGGGGCGACTACAACCGCGACCTACTCGGCGCGTTGAAGTGGATCAGAGACAAGTCCGACATGCACGTCCTCGTGACGTGCTTGGCCAAGGAAGAGAATGACGCCAACGGGCAGACCCATTTCTGGCCACTCGTCAAAGGGAACGCGGTGTCCAAGCACGTCCCGTCTCTCTTTGACTATGTATTTGCGGGGGCCAAGGAAACGGACCCCGGAAAGGACGGCACCGCTCCTCGAGTGCGTCGTCTCGTCATCACCGATGAGATCAACGGCTACCACGGCAAGGCGCGTGACCCACGCGGCGTGCTGAAGCCGGTCGAGGAATGTTCAAACATCACTACGCTGCTGGACCGTCTGGCCGCAGCATAACGGGAGATACGAATGTCTTTCTACGATTTAGACGCTGAAGGTCTGGAGCTGAGCACTGGTGAGCTGCTTGGCCCCGGCCTGCACAAAGTAACCATCGCCAAGGCGGAGTACGACGACGGCACGAAGATGCTGAAGTTCCGCATGAAGAACGACAAAGGCATCGCATTCGCTAACATGCGGTTCGATCCTGAGAAGCCAAAGCAGCGGGACTTCAACCGTAAGCGCATGCTGATGATCGCAACCGCACTCGACCACCCAACGCCAGCCAAGTTCGCCAGCAAGGGTGTCGAGTGGTACGAGGGGCGCGACCTACTGATCACGCTGAAGGAAAGCGAATACTCGCAGTACCCGGAGCTGATCAACGTGGCCGCAGTGCAGAAGGAAGTGAAGACAGCCACCGAACAGTTTGACGACGACATCCCGTTCTGATGACTGCTCCTTGGGAAGACGACGATACGACCATCCCCGCTCAGGCTTCACAGGCTTGGGCGGGCGAGGTCGTTGACGCCATAGACCGCTCGTATCAGCGCAAAGATGATGGCAAGCCCCGCTCGTATATCGGCGGCTCCATGATCGGCAAGGAATGTGACGCGAGCGTTGCCTTCGGCTTGCGTGGTTTTCCTGACAACGACTTTCCACCACGGGTTCGCCGCATCTTCAGAGACGGCCACAAGATCGAGGATGATGTTGTGTCCGACCTGAAGCGCGGCGGGTTCCAAGTGTGGGATCGTGACGCCGATGGGCGGCAGTTCGCCTACCATAGCCATGGTGGGCATGTGCGGTCGAACATCGACGGGAAGATCGAAGGGCCCGATGGCGAGGTCTACCTGCTCGAGATCAAGAGCATGAACGATGCGAGCTGGAAAAAGTTCGTGAAGACCGGCGTGGCCAGTAGCCACAGCCACTACGCGGACCAGTGCCAGTTTTATATGGGTGCATCTGGCATGCGGCACGCATTGTTCATCGCTTACAACAAGAACTCGAGCGAGTACCACGCCGAGATCGTGCCCTTCGATCAGTTCCGATACGAGGGCCTACTCGCCAAGACCGAGCGTGTGCTCGAGAGCGGCAACGGACGCCGCATCACCAACGATGGCCCCGGCTTTTTTGGTTGCCGCTTCTGCTCGAAGCGTGACGCCTGCTGGGAAGGACTGGCCCCTGAGACTGTGTGCCGGACGTGCGTCCACTCGAAGCCCACAGGCGAGGGCGCATGGTTCTGCACTCGGCTCAAGGAAGTCCGTGACGACCCCTGCGACGACTACAAAACATGGGCACCCGGAGAGAAAATCTGATGGCCAACTCGATCCGCGACCTCGGCAAGACCGGCGTGAAGTACGACAAGTTCAAGAACCGGCTGGACCTGCTGCCCACTGATGCCCTGCGCGAGATCGCGCTGGCGTTCACCTATGGGGCGCACAAGTACGAGGACAGGAATTGGGAGCGTGGCGTGAACCACGGCCAGCTCTACCGGGCCACACTCAATCACCTGATGGCATGGCACGAGCGAGACGACTTCGACGACGAGACCGCCCTGCCCCATCTGGCGCACGCAGGCGCGTGCATACTCATGCTGCTATCCATTCACCTACGAGGAGTTGGCAATGACGACCGACCACCAGTACAGCGACGAGCACTCGGAAACGGAACTGACATCGCCAAGCTCCACCGAGCCGCCGAGAGAGCCCGAGACGAACAGTCAAAACGAGAGGGCGTCGGAGCCAACGAGGCCCGAGACATCACCCTCCACGCCAGTAGTGAGGTTAGCGGCGTCGGCGTTTGAGCAGGCTCGTGAGGCGGAAGCTGGGCTCGGTACGCCGACAGGGATTGGCGCAGTCTATGCGCTTGCGGCGGCGCTTGGAGAGGTCGTTGCGGCAGTCTCGGCGAGTGACGAGGAAGCCGAAGAGAACTTCAAGCGAGCACTGAGCACGTCGCTGCATCGGCGCAATTTAGTGATGGCGCAGAAGGCTCAGCTACAGAGCTCCTGATAGACGAGGTTATGGGCCAGCACCTGACGCTTGGTCTCAAGGCTGTCCTCTGGGACGACGTAGATGTAGTCCCAACTATCGCAGCCAGCCCTCGTTGCGCAGCCGCTCATCAACATCACGAGCACTGAGCCCGCGAACAGAAGTGCGAATATGGCGAGCGGCTTCGGCGGCTCTTCGTTGTTCACGTTCAATCCTAAGATTTGCATTAGCTTTACCAATCGCTTTACCTCGCGCGTACATGGTCATGCCAAACAGGGCCGCCAGTCCGACTAAGACCAGCGCCCCTGCCTGTGTGATTGCGTTGATGAGTTTAGCTGCGTCCATATCCACTCACTTTTGAGCCGTAAGAGCTGACGCCGTAGCTGTCGCTGCTCTTCTCTTCCACTTCGCCCGCCACCGTATCGACTACGGTCTCGCGGAATGGCCTGATCTGGCCAGCAATAGGAATGCGTGAGGTCACGGTACGCACCGCCGTCCGGCGGCGAGACTTGCCCTCAGGATCTGGGATGGCCAGCAGCCCACTCGCCACCTTCGGAACGTCACCGAACACGACCGAGAACGATGGGCCCATCATCAGGCTGGCCATGCGCTCACGACCGTAGGCGTCGTTGTCCATCTGCGCCGAGCTGTCGTAGATCATCTGGCCGAGCAGACCGAGGCCGCCAGCCGTGAACATCCCGGCGATGTAGTGGCCCATGAAGGCGTCGAACGCCTCTTGGTCTGCGAGCAGCCCCTTGAAGATGAAGTCCTCGCTCAGCCGCTTTGCGGCGACCTTGCCGAACTCGTCGTTGTCCTCGCCGCCACGGCCCATGACCACGTCCTTGGCCGAGTTGGCCCCGATGCCAAACAGTGGAGCCAGAATGAAGACACCCGCTGGGCCGAGGTAGCTGGCCGCCGTGACGATGTCGCCCTTGGCCATGGCCTCGCGCATACCGCTGTAGGTGGTCGAAGCCATGTTTGTGACCAGCCGCTCGTACATCATCGGGAACGACTTGAGCTGGGCCACGGTCTTAAACCACGGGCCGTTGTTGGCCCACGAGGGCAGCTCGTTTGGTGTCGGCGCGAAGATCGTCTCTTTGACGAACTGGTTCACGGCGTTGCCGACCGAGGCGTCCTTCAGGTCGAAGGTGTCCTTGCGGAAGTCCAGCCCGAAGTGGGCGAGATAACGGAACGCTTTCTTGAACGCTGGGCTTTGCTCAGCCATCGACACGTTGGGATTGTGCAGCTTGGCTGCCCGAGCCTGCTCAGCGCGGAAGCTCTCAAGTCCGATGAGCCCGGAGATTTGGCTGTTCATGTTCGTCCAGCCAGTCAGGCCCGTGCCACGGAAGAACACGTCCTGCACCACGTCAGCCCCGTCGCCTGTCATCTCGGTCAGGCGAGATGCGATGACACCGTCCATGCCCACACCGATGCGGCGGAGCGCACGCTTGGTCTCGTCGTCCGCTGTGACGGTAGCCTTGAGGAAGCTCTTCCAGCCACGAGCGAACGCCTTGAAGTCGCCAGTGCGCAGCAGCGGCATGGCGATGTCCGAGAACGAGGTGAGCGTGGTGAACGCCAGCAGCGTGACGTTGTTGAAGCGACGCATCAGGCGACCAGTGTTGTTGGCCAGATCGTTGCCGCCCTGCCCACGCCGCACGGCGTAGAGCATGTTGGCCTCGAGTGCATCGAGATCGGCTGCGCCAAAGCCCGACTGCTCTCCTCGGTGGTCTCGCAGGCCGTCGATGATGGCCTGCACTCGACGCTCGAAGCCACGGTCGATGACATTATCGCCAGACTTCGGCGCGAACTGCATCAGGGTTGTCTGAGCGCCCTTCACGTCACCCGAGTTGACCATGATCGTAACCTGCTCGGCGAGCTGGCGGGCCAGCTCTGGGCGGCGGGCGAACGGAGCAGGCACCTTGTAGCGCACCTCTGAACGGTCCACGTTG